TTATCAAACATGAGTTTTCGCAATCTCAGGGATTGCCTTGGTTGAGTAACTGCCTGACTAGGCTGAGAATGCTTCACGGATATGAGGAGGCCGAACTGATTGCGGCTCGCGCCCATGCAAGCAAGTTGGGATTTTTCGTCTCTGATTTTGACTCTCCCGCTGGCGGATACCAAGGCGAGGGGAAAGATAATTTCGGAAATATCAAAATGGACGGCAGCCCTGGCAGTTTTGAAAACCTACCTCCCGGCGTCAGACCAGAACTATTGGACCCAACGCATCCCAATCAAAACCTACCAGGATTTCGCAAAGCAATGTTGCAAGCTGTCGCGGCAGGTCTGACAATTTCGTATCCGCAACTAGGCTCTGATTTGGAAGGCGTGAACTACAGCTCGATTCGCCAAGGCACATTGAGCGAGCGCGATATGTGGAAATTGGTGCAGAAATGGTATATCGACGAGGTAAAAACTCCGATCTTTGAGCAGTGGCTCGAGATGGCGATTATGTCCGGCGAATTGGCCTATGATATGTCTGATTTTGACCGATTGGCACATCCTGAGTTTCAAGGCAGGCGGTGGGAGTGGATCGACCCAGACAAAGATGCAAGGGCAGAGGATCGCAGACTGAAAAACAGACTGACATCTCACCAGAGACTTGCACGTAGCAAAGGAGAGGACATCGAGGAGATATTCGACGAGATCGAGGCTGACTCGGCATCTGCTGAAAATAGGCAAATAGATATGTTTTTAGACATACCAGACGCCCAGCCAGCACCTAACGAACTAGGCTAATTTGCCTTATCGTTTTTATGTGTTTTCTTTTTAAGGTGAAGACGCAGCAGAAACAGACATGGTATAACCTTTCCCAAGAAGGTTCAGTAGCCGACATCTCTATTCACGACGAAATCGGTGGATTTGGAGTATCGGGCAGTAGCTTCCTCGCAGAGATGCAGGCGATGGAAGGAGTAGACGAAATCAATCTTTCTATACACTCTCCCGGCGGCGACGTGCTAGAAGGATGGGCGATCTACAACGCTATTAAAAACTTTGAGGGCATCGTATCCGCAAAGGTAGAAGGATTTGCTGGCAGCATGGCGTCAGTGATTCTGATGGCGGCAGACGAAATTGTGATGCCGTTAAACAGCTATTTGATGATCCACAATCCTTACGTCCAGCTAGTTGGCGATTCGCAAGCACTTGGAGATGCTGCCGCCACACTCGAGAAAATCCAAAACAGCATTGTTTCGGTATACGTCGAGCGGACCGGACTAACACGCGAGCAGGTCCAAGATTTGATGGATCGCGAGACATTTATGGATGGAAACGAGGCTGTCGATCTCGGTTTTGCAGATCGAGTCGAGGAAAGTTTCAAGGCCGCAGCATTCAAGGAGTCATGGGCGAACAGCATTACAAAAGATTTACCAAAAGGGTTGGTTTTCGGGGAAATTTCCGAACAGCCCGAAAACAAAACCAACAAACAAGAACTACCTCACAACATGAGCGAAGAAGTAAAGCCGGAAGCACCGGCCATCAACATCAAGGACATCCGCGACGAGGAGCGTCACCGCATCGGAGAAATTTCCGCTATCGGGCAGCGTTTCAACGTGGACGAGAAGGAAATCAACTCTGCAATCGACAGCGGCAAAGCTACTGACGAGTTTCGTGCCGAGGTGATGAATAATTTCGACCCAACGAAATTTGCAGCAGGCGGATCAAACGAGTCTGTCTACGTCGGCGAAAAAGAAGTTCAGAGCTATTCTGTTCTCAAAGCAGTCAACGAGCATATCAACGGCGGATTGACTGGCTTGGAGCGCGAAGTTCAGGACGAACTTTCTCAGCGTTTCCGCGCAGCATCCGGCGATACTCCAAAGGGCATTCTGATTCCCGGCGAAGTTTCTCACGGTGTTAAAAACGCAGCTACAGTTGGAACTACCACTTCCGGTGGTCACACCGTAGCAACGGAATTACAGCCTGTCGTCGATTATTTCGAGGACTACTCGCTTCTTCCACAGCTCGGAGCAACGATTTTCCGCGATGCCACCGGCAATCTTAGTTTTCCAACGGCTACAAGCGGCTATACCGGCAGCTGGGACGCGGAAACTGACACGATTGCAAACGCCGACGCCGTTTTCAGCAATTTCACCATGACTCCCAAGCGAGTCGGTGCAGGAACTAGCGTTTCTCTCCAACTTCTCCAGCAGTCATCTGTTGATTTTGAGGGCTGGATTCGATCCAAGCTCGGACAAGGCATCTCGATTGCCATTGACCGCGGAGCATTCACCGGAGCAGGCGGCGACGCCCCAACCGGCATTCTCTCCGCATCTGGAACGACCGCTTACACTTGGCAGGTCGGCAACTCTGCCCACCAAAACGTAATCGACCAGTGGAAGGAACTCCGCGATTCTAAAGCTCCGCTCACATCGGCCAAGTGGCTTTCTGAGCCAGGCGTTACTGCTGACTGGATGGCGACTCCAAAAGAATCCGGCCAAGCCAGCTACGTCATCGACGAGAATCCAAACGGAACTCAGCGCGCACTCGGTTACGAGTACTACGACCACACCGACATTACCGCCAACAAGGTAATCTTCGGAGAGTTCAGCTATCTCCTCGTTTGCCTTTGGGGAGGAATCGACCTTGTGGTTGATCCTTACAGCAGCAAGAACTCGGGAACGGTTGAACTGTTCGCGAACGCATTCGCTGACGCAGCACTTGAGCAACCTTCCGCCTTCGTTATCGGAGACAACGGAACCACTCACGCATAATTCACCAGATAGCCCGGAGGCAATTCCTCCGGGCTATCACATCCCGCTGATGAGATGAAAATTTACTTTTCAAAACCGAACGTGAACTACAAAGGGGAACCTCAACCACAGGGAACCGTTCTTGATGTTGACAACGCACAGCATCAGGCTGCGCTTCTTTCAGGAGGTTGTAAAATTTACGATCCAGAGATTCACAACATCAAAAAGCCAGCAACAGCCAAGGCCAAGAAGGTAAAGAGCGATGAGGTCTAGACCGTCATATATCGCACCTTGTCCTGGGCCGAAAGAGAGTGGTAGAAACCACTCGATGCTTCACGCACTGAGGACTGGCGCAGGCTTGGCATTTGATACGGTTACGAGTCTTGAGCGAGACGTAAAAGCGTGGAGGTCATTGCCCGAAACCGACAGAGATTCAGCGGCGAAAGCTGCCGGAATCGACGCGGAGAATCTCGAAATGGCGATTGACTCAATGGCAGCGGCACTACCACAAGCGCAGCAGCCAAAGACAAAGAAAACAAGCAAAGCAAAGGACTAATTTTTCCACAGGGCGGATAATTCCGCCCAGTGTCCCATCCATCCGCGCAAGGGCGGCGGAGTAATCCGCCGCCCTTTTTTCATCATGGCAAACAACCTGACAGCAGACCACACTCTGGCGTTCGACGAGGCGTATTCGCTTTCGGGGGCATACGTCACGATTGAGGGCGAGAGCATCCGCGCAATTATTCCGTTTGAACTGTCAGAAAATCAGTCATTCGGAGATATGGGAGAGATGGAATTCACCGGTGAAACAAACATAACCGTTTTGGCTGACGACCTTCCAACCATCGACGCAGAAAGCACTGTTTCTCTTGGGGGAGCAGAATACAGAATTACAAACCTCTCACAAGAGGGAACTGTCGCAATCCGTCTCACTATAGAAAAACCGTAATGGCTGACCCACTAGCAAAACGAGTCGAGACAGTCATCGTCGGACTGATTGAGGCGCAACTATCTTCCGCCCAGGTCGTTCAATTTGGCGACATTGAGCGAGCAGGAAAAACATACGTCGCGGTCAGTTGCAACCAAAACGGGGAAGACCCGGCAGGCGCGGGTATTTTCAACCTGTCGCTTGAGATAATGGCACACGGGCAGCATTCCCAAGACGATATTGCTACACTTGAGGCAATCTTTGATAATTGCTACGAATTTTCCAACGCGGTCAGAGTTGCAGCAAGTGGTTCGTTTGTCGTGCCACAGGGCAAGGCTATAGACGTTGATGGATCATCTAAAACCGGCGACGCACTAGATACAGAGTATCGCTACACTTTTTCAATTTACGCGCAGACGCAGGAAATATCTGACTCTGCATAACAACAACAAATATCATGGCAACACCATCTTACATTCAAGCCGGCGGACACGTCAGAGGAATTACCTCTGCGGAGTCTGGAATCAACATCTCAAGTTTCAGCGAGAGTTTCAGCAACGAGAAAGCACTCATTCTCGACCGTTTTGGAGGCACTACCGGATTCGCTACAGACTTCGATCCGCAAAGCACCGTATCCATCGAGGGCGAAGTAACTACTGCGCTCGATTCAGTTATGTCTGCCGCATTTGCGACAGCTCTGACTATTGCAAACAGCACCGACGCTTACGATTCGACTTCGGGCGATTACTTTCTGGAGTCCATTGAGCTGTCAGCAACCCGCGACGCATTTCAGACGGCATCCATTGAAGCTGTTCGATACAATGGCGTAACAGCAGCGTAACGGGTCGGATGGGACACAAGTGGAATAAACAATGGATGTAGGGATTGGATTTAGAGCAGTTAGCGGCGACAAGGACGACCGAATCGGATTTGCGGCGGCGGCGGTATCAGTAGGTTTTGACTTGGTGGAGGAAACGCCGGGAGTTTCCAACGTCTATTCTGAGGAAAACAAGTATGAGCCTGACAAACCTGGCGATATTAAATATTTTCTGCCGCTTTCAAAAGGCGCAATAGAAGTATCTGATTTGGCAAAGGTGTGGATCGACCCATCGGCGGCACTTAACGACGCGGAATCATTGCCTGCCAGAATAAACTCAGCAGCCAACGCGCAAGAACTAGCGGCTTTATGCGTTGAATTTGATTCGATTTACATCAAGGCCGCGTTTGCTCACATGCGCCTGTTATCTCTCAATAGGATCAAGCTGCCCGGTCAAACATCCGACGAGGACAACGCATCTGCATATCTCGATTTGTTCGCTCGCAAGCTCGAGGACGCGCATGACAAAAGCAGCAGGACCAAGCTTGCAAAGACACTCGCAGCGAATTGGAAACCGGCAATGTTTAGCTGGCTTAGAGCATACCGCTCCAATTTTCTGGAGCTTGCGAATTTGTGGAAGGAAGTTCCAAAGAGTTTGAAAATCAAGAGAGGTAACGGCCTGCCTCCTCTTGTATTACCACAAGGCCCAAAATTCGAACAAATGCTAAAACGATGGACTTAGGAGAACAAAATCTAAACTTGGACATTCTGGAAGAACCGGAAGAAATACAGATCGACACTCAAGACGAGGCTTTTCTGAAATCTGATGGAGTAAGAAAAATTTCATTTGGAGGACCAGACGGGCGAGATGTTAAATTGCAGCGTTTCAACACGCATCGCCAGGTCGCAGCTCAAAAGCTCGGCATGGAGTTTTTCAATATGGGCGAGGAAGCATTAGAGGAGTTTCAAGAGCGGGAAACTTACAACGGCATTTTTCAAGATGCCGTCATCGTCGTCTACCTATGCGCTCATCCTGTTTCACTCGCGAAAAAGGCTCTACGCGTTCCCGCGAAAGTAATGGGCGAAGCATTGAATTGGGCCGAAAAAGCAGGCGTTCTTGTCGGAAACGAGAAGCACGGGGAGTTGATCGCGGCATTCGGAGATATTATCGGAGACATCATCGCATCTGTGGCGGAAATCGACCAGACCGGAATGCAGTCAGCGGATGATAGCCTGGGAAAGTAATTGGATCGGTCTGCGAATATGTCGCTACAGTCTCAGAAGCGACTCACGGTTCCATGACCGTTGAGCAGATTTTAGATATGCCAGTAGCTCAAGGATTGCAGCTACGTAGCGCGGGATTGATTGCCAAAAACGTCAGGATGAAACCAGCAGGAGGGAGCAACCTGCGAAGGGAGGCCGAATCTATACTTGGCGACTATTACGAGGAGTTTGCATCGTAACCCGCGTTTTTGATTACGTGGAAAATTAACCTATATTACAAACGCATGGCCGGAACCGTTAATCTTAAATCTAAAATCTCCCTAGACGATAGCGCATTCGTTTCGGGAATTAAAAGAGTTCAGCGAACCGTAGGCGCATTTGCTGGAAAAGCCTCGCGAGCATTTCGGTCTGTCGGTGCAAGCATAGCTAAAGCAGTCACTCGTCTCAAAAACTTCGCAGCGACCATTGCAAAGATTTCTCTTGTAGGAATTGGCGCAGGTATAGCTGCCGCTGGAGTAGCTGTATCCAAGTTGGTTAAAGCAGGGTCTGGAATGGCGGCGCAATATGAGACTATACGCCTGACGATGGGCGCATATCTAAAAGACTTGGGGCATGCCGACACAATACTCAACCAGATTGCAAAATTCTCTGTCGTCACACCGTTTGAGACGACCGGACTGCAAGATGCTACAAATACGCTACTTGGAGCAGGTATTGCTGGAGAGGAAGTTGTTGGCGTTCTGAAAGAAATTGCAGCTGTCTCAAAAACTACAGGGCAAGTGGGGGAGCTGGCTGACGCTCTAAGTAAGGGGTTTGCAAAAGGGAAATTCCAAACGGAAGAACTAAACAAGTTTCTTGAGCGAGGAATCAACCTTATGCCGGAACTGGAAAGAGTCACCGGCAAGAGCGGCGAGGCATTGCAAAAAGCGA